CATTGAGGGGAGCTTATTCAATATAGGTAAGATATACCAGCAAATAGAAAGCAATGACGATCTCTACCCTAACCCAGTAGTTCAGGGCAACTTCATATGGAAAAACAAAGATGAGGAGGTGGTTTTTTCTCCAGATCCTAATGGGAGGTTTCGGGTTGCATGGTTGCCTCCAGCCCATCTAGCAAATAAAAAGGCCGACAACAGAGGCAAGAAGGTGGCTCCCAATGGGCACATAGGAGTTGGCGGTGTTGACTCCTACGACCTTGACGTGACTGTCGATAGTAGAGGCTCTAAGGGTGCCTTACACCTTTACAATAAGTTCAATATGGATGTGCCACCAAACATGTTCGTGGTGGAGTACGCTTCGCGTCCAGATCTCGCTAGCATCTTCTACGAAGATGTGCTTATGTGTGCTTTTTACTATGGGTATCCGATACTTATAGAAAACAACAAGTATGGGATAGCAAGGTACTTTGAATCAAGGGGTTACGACGGTTACTTAATGGACCGTCCAGAGCACTTAAAGTCCGCTAGCTCGTCTAGCGTTAGAACAAAGGGTATACCATCTAACTCGCAAGATGTTATTCAGTCTCACGCTCATGCGATAGAGGCATACATTCACGATCATGTAGGTGTCAACCTTGAGACTGGTGAGGTCGGAAAGATGTATTTTAACAGAACGTTAGAGGACTGGATAGGCTATAAAATAGACAAAAGAACTAAGTTTGACTTGACTATTAGTTCAGGTCTTGCGCTCCTCGCTGCACAAAAAGTAAAGAAAGAAAAACCAGTTGCTGATTTTTCAGAGAAGCGCTTTTTCAGGAGATATAAGGTCTAACATGGATTTGCTATATTTGCAGAATACGCATACACTGCAAAAAAATCCATGAACAATACAAATAGTAAAAAGAAGGGCACTTCTTTTCCAGATCCTTTGGCTGAAACCAGTAAGAAGGAAAGCAGGGAGTACGGCTTGCAGTATGCTAAAGCGATAGAGTCTCAGTGGGGAAAAAGCACGGAGGCTAACTCTTTGTTTGGTCAAAGGTCTTCTAGGATTGAAAAGAACAGGGATTACGCTAATGGCGTACAGTCAACAAATATATACAAAAAGCTTCTTAGGTCATTAAATCCAAATGATGGAGACGGAAGCTTGCTCAATCTTGATTACACTCCAGTTCCTATCTTACCCAAGTTTGTTCGCGTTGTAGTAAACAAAATATTATCTAGGGAGCCATACCCAAACCTAGAGGCTGTTGATCCGCTTTCTTCTTCCGAAAAGAACAGAAAGAAAAAAACTATTGAGCTTCAGGTAGCGAACAGAGATCGCCTACTTAAACTCAAGAACAAAACAGGAATGGTCTTGGATATAGATCCAGAGCAGCTTCCCCAGTCTGAAGAGGAGACAGAAATATTCTTAGGGACAAATGTTAAAACCGATGCTGAGGTTTCAGCTCAAATCGGAACCAACATGACGCTTTCCTGGAATAACTTCAACGACAGTGTATTTAGAAGGTGTGTCAATGATCTCGTTTCGATTGGTATGGCCGTCGTTAAAAGGAGTAACGATCCTAACGAGGGAATTAAAACCGAGTATATAGACCCAATAAACTTTATACACAGTTACACCGAAGATCCAAACTTCGACGACATCATTTATGCGGGCCATATCAAACGAATATCCATTCAGGAATTAAAGCGATTAGCTGGTCATGAAATCGAAGAAGAGGACTTCAAGAAGATTGCCACTACGGTAAGGAATAAGTTCGGTAATGATTCCTCTTATTTAAATTCATCCAGCTACAACAGGCACTTGCAGCGAAACGAATACGGGTATGACGAATACATGGTCGATGTACTTGACTTTGAGTTTGTTTCCGTTGACGCAATACACTTCGAGGAAAAGGAAAATAGATTTGGGAATACAAACTTCTTTATGAAGGGGTTTGATTACAACCCAAAGCAAGGCAGTGTTTATCAGAGAACCCCGCACAGAATGGAAGTAAACACCATTTACGGGGGTAGCTATATTCTTGGTACTGACTACATGTTTAATTACGGGAGGGCTAAGAACGTCCCGAAAAACATGCAGGATATATCAAAGGCTAAGATGTCTTACTCTGCTGTGGCTACAAACATCAGAAACATCATGCCTAAGTCAATGGTGGAGTCTTGTATCGGATTTGCCGATATGCTCCAGCTGACTCACCTCAAGATTCAGCAGGCTATTGCAAAGGCGAAGCCAGACGGGCTGATCATTGATATCGAGGGGTTGGAGAACGTTCAGCTTGGTAAAGGCGGAGAGTTGCAGCCATTGGACCTCCACGATATTTACGAGCAAACGGGTGTCTTTTATTACAGGAGCAAGAACCCAGAGGGTGGCTTCCAGAACCCTCCTGTAAGAGAGATCGGCAACACTATAAGGAATATTAATGAGCTGATCGGGTTGTACAATCACTACTTGCGTTTGATCCGAGACACTACGGGCATTAATGAAATGATGGATGCCTCTACACCAAAGGGTGATACACTCGTTGGTGTCCAGCAGCAAGCTATTGCCGCAGGAAACAACGCCATATATGACATTACAAACGCCTCTATGGTTCTGTTCAAGAAGGTTTGTGAGGATATAGTTAAATGCCTTCAGATCATCCCACCAGAATCTGTCCTTTACAGCATATACGCAAACGCTATTGGAGATGAGAATATGTCTGTGCTATCTTCATTTAACAGCCTTCCAATGTACAACTTTGGGGTTAGGGTCGTTAAAGAGATGGAGGATCAAGATAGAGCATATCTTGAGCAAAACATCCAGATGTCTCTCCAGCAAAAAGAACTGGATATCGAGGATGCAATTGCAATCAGGCAGTTAAAGGATATTAATCAAGCCGAGAGGTTACTTGTTGTGCGTCGTAAGAAGCGCATGGCTCAACAGCAACAGATGGCTATGCAGAACTCTCAGCAGCAGGCTCAGATTCAGCAGCAATCTGCTATGGCTACCTCTCAAGCCAAGCAACAGGAAATGCAGATGCAGGCTCAGCTAAAGGCTCAGGAAATGCAGATGCAGGCTCAATTAGACGCTCAGATGGAGCAAATGAAACATGAGTTTAAGAAAGAGATTGAGATGATTAAGGCTCAGGCTATTCTTGGTGTTCGATCTGACGATCAGGAATTCAAAGAAAAGCTTGAAGTTCTTAAAGAGGACAGAAAGGATGATAGAGTAAAGAAGCAGGCTGTCGAGCAGAGCAAGCTAATATCTCAGAGAGATGGTAAGCGAGGTGAGCTATCTCAGATGATGTCTTCTATTCCTCAGGGGCTTATGCCTATGCAGCAACCACCAAATCAAATGAGCTAATATGGCTAGTAAAGCAAACTTAGACGTATCAGAGAAATTAGACATCACGATTAAGCGTGGTGATTCTTTTGAGTTGTACTTAAATTTTAAGGATAGCGCAAGCGCAAACCTACCCTTATTGACCGACGATTACGAATTTATCATCCAAGTTAAGTCTCCAGTTCAAAGACAAGTGGCATCTAGGTCATCTTTTCCTACAATTGTTGCTGGTTCATCTTTGACAGAATCTGAGACGAAGGGTGTTTCTCAACTTAAACAGGCTGAATCGCCTATCTTTACCTTTGAGGATATTGATGACTTAGGCAATGTAGTTTTAAGGGCAACCGCTGAATCAACTTCTAAGCTTCCTGTGGGTAGATTCCCTTATGACCTTCAGTATAAGGTTTTAGTTAACGGGTTTCAAAAGGTGACGACTGTCCTCAGGGGAATTTTTACTATTAAAGAAGATATTTCAACAGCGGTATAATGGCAAAGGTCACGGTCACTTTAGAGCGAAAGGGACCTCAGGGTGACAAAGGTGACACTGGGGTTGGGGTTCAGTCAACTGTAGATAATGGTGATGGCACCTTTACGGTAAACTATACAGACGGAACTTCTTTTACTACTTCTGACTTTACTGGCCCGCAAGGTATTCAGGGCATTCAAGGTATTCAGGGTATTCAAGGGGAGACGGGTCCTCAGGGTGATACGGGGCCGCAGGGGCCTCAGGGTGTCCAAGGCGACACTGGAGCAACAGGGGCTACTGGTCCTCAGGGGGCTACAGGAGCTACAGGCCCGCAGGGCCCTCAAGGTATTCAAGGTGAGACAGGAGATACAGG